CGCAGTTCCTAGGCTTGAGTTATGTGTCGAGGGACTGTTAAAACAATACATAACCTATGGTTGTAGACAAATATGTTAGCAGGTGTTTGGACGTGGGTTCGACTCCCACCGGCTCCATTGATATTTTGCATTCTTTTGCAAACCTTTCTAAAACGTTGATAAATCAGCGTTTTTATTTTTATCTTTTTTATTGTTTAGCATTCTTTTTCAAAAAAAGGATACAACAAAGGATACAACATTTTGCTGTATCCTAGAAATCGATATAATTCGCAAAGCGCTCTCCAATATCATCCTTGGCTTGCTTGGTTATGTGCGTATATACGTTCATAGTTGTTTTAAGATCAGAATGCCCAAGTCTGTGCTGGACTTGCTTCAAGGTCATTCCTGCATCAAAGCAAAGACTGGCGTGCGTGTGTCTGAAGCCGTGGATTTTAATTGGTCTTAGGTCGCTATTTTTCAAAATGCTAAGCAACCATTTTCTTGGTAGACTAGCGGGCATCGGCTTGCCAGACTCAGTCTCGAAAATATATCTTGTATCTGGATTGTGTTCTCTCCACTCTTGCAAGATACTTTTTGTCTTATCGTCTAGACTGATCAGTCGTTTACTGCTTACTGTTTTTGTACGGCCTATTTTCTCGCCCTCAAATCCTCTTGTAATGGCTTTGTTTATGTTCAGAGTGTTATCGGTCCAGTCATCCCATTCAAGGGCTAAAATTTCCCCTTTTCGAGCGCCTGTGAAGGCTAGGAGACGAAAGAGGACTATCTTTTCCAAATCCTCGGTCTGCGCGACCAATTTTAAGAAAGTTTGAAGCTCGTCTTTATTGTAAAAGTCACTCTTTTCATTTGATTTCTTTCTGATAGTTGTAACCACACTATCAACCGGGTTTGTATCCAGGTATTCATGCCTGATTGCATACTTAAAGATATTGTTCATAAGGCCCTTTAGCTTTCGCCCGTATACTAATTTTCTCGACCACTCATTGACTTGTTCTTGCATCTGGAGAGGTGTGATAGAGGCTATCTTCCTATCCCCTAAAACTGGATAGATATGATTTTGGAAATTCCTGGTAGTCTTCAGATAAGTGCTTTCTTGCACGGTTTCTCTGTACTCTTCAAGCCATTCCTTAGCTATCTCTCTAACTGTTATATTCTTTCTGACTTGCTCAGCGTTATCTATATCACTTTGCAGTTGTAGGAGTGCTGCCCGAGCTTTCGCCTTGGTTTCAAATCCTTTTTTTCTAGCATATTTGCTTTTGCCATTCTTTTTACCAAGATAAACAGTGAATCCGTACGCAGTATCTCCGTTTTTCTTTTTGTAAGACTTGATTTCCATTGATTTTTACCTCATTTCTTGATAAAATGGGTATAAGAAAACGACCTTTTGAATGGTTGTTTCTTATACTGCTGATCCTCATACTCAAAGATGGCCGTCGGAGAGTGTGGGGATTTTTTTATTTTTACGAATTATGAACGATAACATCCAAGGCGCCCATGATTCGCTGTGCGTTCTCGACTGCTTCTTTATATTCTTTTGAAGTGTTCTTTACTGGCTTTCTAATCAAGTCAATGAACACAACTGGTTTATTAAAGTCATTTGAAGTCACACGAAGAGTCATGTCCAAAATTTTAGAGGTTGATTTTCGTTTGGATACGATACCGCCTGCGACTGCTCCAATAGGTCCAAACATGGCGCCTGCAATCAATGCTTGACCAACACCACCCGAAACAACCGTCTGATTATTTACAATCAATTCATAGGATACCAGGTCCTCGAACGAATACCATCCAGTATCATTCTTGTCTTTCTTAACCAAGGACGGGATCAATGACAATCCCATAGTTCCGACTGCAAGACTGGCTTTTACAGAACCCTTGATTGCTCCCCCAACGATTCCAGACGAACCTTTTGCCTTGCGTGCTCCATTTATGCGATAGGTGCGATGGTGTCTGTCAATCTCAAGCGGCCCGACTTTGTCTGTTTTCCTGCTTCTAGCAGCAGGAGTAGGAGAAACTGGTTTTGTAGTTGGTTGAGGTTGTTCTACGGGTTCTTGATTAGTGATAGAATAACCGCAATTTGGACAGAACTTGTAGCCCTCTACGGGATTGCCACACTCAGGACAAAATTTCATATTGACCTCCAAAATAGTAACTATTTAATAAACTTTTATACTCTTCCTTAACCATAACCTCGTCGGCTATGGTTTTTAAATTGTACTTTTCCATAAAGACAAGAAAATTAAAAGTCGTCTTATCTTCTGCGACATCTAATTCAGCTTTCATAAGATGATGAATCATATTGCGATTAGCTTCTAATTCGCATCTCTCTCTGAAATTTTGATAGATGTCTGGTGAGTGGTTCTTGTGAGCAATCTCATGTAATGCCACCTGAACTCTTTTGTCCTCTGATATAGCATCACTCAAAAACATAGTTTTTAAAGCAGGTATATAAAAGGCTTCATCAGGAAATAAAAAATCCTCAAATATGTGAATCTTAATGCCTAAATTAAAGGCTAATTCCTTTTCTGTCATAGTTTATTTATCCTTTACGTAGATAAATTTCAATAATGTTCTGGATCGCTTTCTTATCTTCGCCAGATAACGGCTTACCATTAAAGCGCATAGCAGTTGAAGCGAGTTGCTCAACATCTACCTCTTTTCCTTCGAAGAAGAATTGTTCTTTATCGGCAATAGCTGGATTATCCGTGCGACCAAGCAGGTAGTCGGTGGACACGTTGAAGTAGTCGGCGATTTCTGAAATTCGTTCAGTGGATGGTTTTGAATTTTTTAGATTGTAAATAGTATTTCTACTATAACCAAGTTTTTCTTCCAATAAATTTATTGAAAGGCCTTGCTTTTTGGCAAGTTCTTTTATTCTGTCAAATGTCTGAAACATTGATTTATCAACCTTTCTAAGAACATGACAAAAAATATTTAATATTTCTCATTAAAACGCTTGACAAAGTTAATGCGAAGTATTAAAATAGTTTTTGTAAGTTAATGAGTTAGCGAAAAACGAAGTAAAACTTATCTAAAAATAAAATAGCTTTGGCGAGCGAATAAGTTGATAGATATAGGGTTTTATCAAGGTTTTTAATTATGCTTTCATTTTAATACTATACATTAATTTTGTCAAGTATTTTATAAAATTTCTAACTCATTTTCTTACTTTTGGAGAAAGGAGGAAGATGAATGTCAAATAAAGAAGCGTCTCCGGTATCTTTAGAGAATCTAAAAAACGATATTCAAAGATTTGTTGAGAAGGTCGCTGATGAAGCTATTCAACAATCTGAGACATATTCGCAAGCAATTTTGCTAGTTTCGAAAAACACTAGTTTTTCAGAGCATGGCTTAGCGATGGCAAAAGCTATCCAAGACGAAATCACGAAGCGCGCCTTGAATAGCAGAACAAAAAATGAGCCTATCTCTATACAGATAGACTCAGAAGAATTCATGCATCTTAGCTATGAAGCCATTCATGATATTTCTCAAGCAACTCTATAGTAGTTATTGTAGAAATCAAACAACCGACCATCCCAAGCTGCAATCCGTCTGTATGGTCGATTTGCTTAGTAGCTTCATTAGCTTTGGCAGCAATAGCTTGCATATCTTCGTCTGTTAAAGATTCTCGAAAATCTTTAAAGGATTTCATATAATCACCTCCTCTCTAATTTCATTATAGCAGAAAGCGAGGAGAGAAAAAGAAAAGAAAGGAGAGAAATATGCCAAATATGGATGGTGGGCGTCAAAAAATCAGAGATTATCTGAAAGAGCATAATTTGACGATGGCGACGCTAGCAGTACAGTATAGCATGACTCGTCAGGATGTAACGAATATCCTGAATGGAAAATTAAAAAATCCACAAGCGAATCAGTTCATCGCTCGTGTGATTGAAGATTTTAAAATTCGGTAGAAATTGAATTGAGTGGGAGGAAGATATATGCCAAGACCGAAACATTGGCCATATGTTGCTAAAAAAAGCAAAGGAAGGCCACGATTAAGCAGCTTGTCCTTACGTGACAATAAATTGATTTTGGATTCCAAGGAATTAACAGGGGTAAAAAATTATGAATTAAAAAAACTAGAAACAACGACAAGATTTTCTGAATTAAAAATTACTTTACTTGTTAAGTTGGTCTGAAATGACTTTTGAAATGACTTCTACAGAGATGTCTTTTAAAACATTCAATGAAAACGAGCCTACTTTTGAAGCTATACTCTTAGTCTTATTCCAATTTGTATCTTGTCTAATATTGGCCAGAAATTCGTGTGCTTCTGGAGATAAGTCGATAATGATTGCGGATAAGTCAAAAGTGTAAGATACTTCTCCGATAAAAAATCCTGCGTGATCTGCTTGGCGAATATGGTAAAAGACCGTATCTACCCCATATTTATTAAATAAAGGTTCGTCCTCTTCTTCGCTGTAGATCACAACGTTATCGAATGTAGATTTTGCTTCAACATCAAGTAATAGGTCACGGATGCAATCGGGATTTAATTTCATTAGAATTACCTCGTTTTTGATTTTATTATACCAAATTTAGAAAGGAATTAGAGAGTGAGCGAAGTAACATTGTCAGAAAATCTTAGTCGGATTGATCTAGAAGTCAAGCGATTTCTAACTGTTCCTTTAAGATTAAAAATTTTACGAGAATGTTTGTTGTATCTATTCTTCAAAATGGCCAATGATACGGCAGACATAACAGTAGAAAAATCAACCGTACATTCTAGCGATGGAATGAGCAAGACAGTCTATACAGTAACTGTATGCGACTAAATAAAAAGCACCTAACGAGAGTCAGGCGCTTATCAATAAAAAACTAACTAAATTATATCACAGAAAGAGAGGGATTGCCAATGGCTTTGGAACTTTTTGGTGAAGATTTCAAAAATGAATTATTCCATGATCTTGTGAAGATTAACGTCGAGGCTTTGAAAGAGGCTAAAAGACAAGTCTCAAGACAAATCAGCATGGTCCCAATTAAGGAAGTCATGCAAGCTACTGGATGGGGCAGAAAGCGAATCGAGGATTTTCGAGATCAAGGCAAGTTCAGCTATCAACAGAATGTAAAAGGTGGTAAGTGCTTGTACGACTTGAATGATGTACTACGATTTCAAAGCCAGTTAGCAAAGAGAGGATAGTATGAACCTACTAGCAAGAATTAAAAACTACTTTTCGGAAGAGGTCGAAGAAACTAATCTTGACTGGAGAGTGGTCGCTTTGGATCTCAATCAATCACTGATTGAATCACAAGAAAAACTTCAAAATGCGAATCAAGAGATTTACGACTTGAAGCGGGAGCTTGCTGCCTACAAGTACAAAGAAAACTTTGATATCAAGGCTAGACTGCAAGGAGAAATGTAGATGTACATTATATCGATTTATGTCAAGAATACTGAAACCAGGAACGAGGATTTCAGTATTATCGGAAGAGACTTTTTGCCAATCGGTGAACAAGATTATTCGGCTACTGTTTTCGAGACGAAAGAAGAAGCTATTGCTTATTTGAAATCAGCTTCATACGAAGCTGCTGGAGTTTATGGCAATGACTGGGAATTTCAAGATAAGACTTCTTCTGGAGTAGAATCCCGTTGTCGAATTTGGAAAATCGGAGAATGAAGAAAACAATTGAAATTTTAAAGGAGAATGCAAAATGATGGAGTACATTTACCTGTTAACAATCGTAGGGATTGGACTATGGTCGCTAGTAAATACGCTGGATGACCATGCTGAAATGAAAAAACAAGATAGTCAGCGAATAGCTAACAATGTCGCACGCATGAACCTGAGGAACTCAGACAAGCAATTTACTTATGATGTAGAGCCACCGGAAGGACTTGCGAAAGGTGTAGAAGAAGGAGTTTAAAATGGTAACGATCAACAAACTAGAAATCGAAAATGTCAAGCGCGTTAAAGCGGTCAAATTAGAGCCATCAGCGACTGGTTTAACCATTGTCGGTGGAAATAACAATCAGGGTAAAACAAGCGTACTAGATGCGATTGCTTGGGCACTTGGTGGCAACAAGTACAAGCCTAGTCAAGCCCAACGCGAAGGAAGTACAATTCCGCCTAGCCTAAAAATCACGCTCTCAAATGGCCTGATTGTGGAGCGCAGTGGAAAGAATAGCACTCTCAAGGTCATTGACCCTAGTGGTAACAAGGCTGGTCAAAACTTGCTGGATAGCTTCGTGGAAGAACTAGCTATCAATTTGCCAAAATTCATGGAGCAGACCAGCAAAGAAAAGGCGAAAACCTTACTACAAATCATCGGAGTTGGTCCGCAATTGACTGAACTGGAAATGCAGGAGAAAGCCAAATATGACGAGCGCCACACAATTGGTGTGATTGCTGACCAGAAAGAAAAGTTCGCGAAAGAACAACCATACTATCCGGATGCACCGAAAGAGCTGGTATCTATCTCTGAACTTATCCAACAGCAACAAGAAATTCTTGCAAAGAATGGTGAGAACGCCCGCAAGCGCCAGAATTTGATAGCTATCCAAAATCAACACGCTTCAGCAACTGCAGAAGTGGAACGGCTGGAACAATTGCTGGCTGATGCGAGAACAAAAGAAGAGCAATTGGCTCAAGACTTGGCTATCGCAAATACAGATGCCATGGACCTTATCGATGAATCTACTGAAGAAATCGAAAAGAGCATCGCAGAGATTGACGAAATCAATCGTAAAGTTCGTGCTAATCTTGACAAAGATAAAGCCGAAGAAGATGCCAAAGGCTATCGCGAGCAATACAAGGAACTTGATAATGTGATTGCTGACATCCGCAAGCAAAAGACAGATTTGCTCACAAACGCAGACTTGCCGTTGCCTGGCTTGTCCGTGGATGATGGCGAATTGCTCTATCTTGGCCAGAGATGGGACAACATGTCTGGTAGTCAACAATTACAAGTAGCAACTGCAATCGTGCGTAAACTCAAGCCAGAGTGTGGATTCGTACTCATTGACAAGCTGGAGCAAATGGATCAGCTGACTTTGCAAGAATTTGGCGCATGGCTTGAACAAGAAGGCTTGCAAGCAATCGCGACACGAGTATCAACAGGAGATGAATGTAGCATCCTGATTGAAGACGGGTATAGCGTGAAGCCTGAAAGTTTTGCAACTGCTGCTCAAAACGGTTTAGTGAGTGGCGCAGCAAACGCTGCAGCATCTACTACATGGCAAGGAGGATTTTAAAATATGCAAATCACAAGAGGAAAACGAGCACGAGCTCAAAAAGTAGTTATCTACGGTCCTGAAGGAATTGGCAAGTCCACATTTGCAGCTGAATTTCCAAATGCTGTCTTCATCGATACAGAAGGTTCGACAGATAACATGGATGTGGCTAGATTAGACAAGCCGACCAGTTGGACCATGCTCATCAATGAGATTGCTTTTATCAAAGCAAATCCGACTGAGTGCGGGACACTCGTCATCGACACAATCGACTGGGCGGAAGCTTTGGCAGTTAATTACATCTGTTCGCAACATGGTAAGCAAGGCATTGAAGATTTTGGCTGGGGCAAGGGTTACACTTACGTACAGGAAGAAATGGGACGTTTCTTGAATAGCTTGTCTGATTTGGTTGATATGGGGATCAATGTGGTATTGACTGCGCATGCTCAGATTAAGAAATTTGAACAACCGGACGAGATGGGTTCTTATGATCGGTACGAGTTAAAGCTTGGCCAAAAGACAGGGTCTAAAACAGCTCCACTAGTAAAAGAGTGGGCGGACATGGTTCTATTTGCCAATTACAAAACCTTAGTCATGACGGCCGAGAACGGAAAGAAGAAAGCGCAAGGCGGTGAGCGTGTCATGTATACCAATCATCGCCCCGCATGGGATGCTAAGAACCGACATGGTTTGCCAGATGAATTACCATTCAACTATGCTGGAATCGCTCATATCTTTGCGAATCAACAAGTGCAAGCGCCTACGCCACAACCTCAGTCAGTCGCTCCGACACCTCAGCAGACTGCACAACAAGCCCCTGAGCAAGTTCAAGAAGAATTGCCTCTCGATATGTCGCAGGTAGCTGAAAAACCTCAAAATGAAGCTTCTAGCACGCCACAGACATTACCTGAACAATATCATGCAAGCTTGCCAAAGAGTTTGACCGACCTCATGTCTCAAGGAAACGTGACAGAAGAAGAACTTCAAAAAGTCGCTTACATCCGCGGGCACTTCCCGTTAGGAACGCCAATCGAAAACTTCCCGCCTGATTATTGGGATATGATTGTTGCACACTGGCAGGCGACTATGGAAGTTATTCAGAACCAAGTGCGAGCAGATCCTGAACTGCCCTTCAATGTGTAAGTTTTGGGAATTAGAAATCATAGCAAAATATAACAAGGAGTATCTATGAAAGATAAAAATATTAAAATCGATTTGTCGAAAATCGCAAATACAGCCTTACAAGAAAAGGTTGACAAAGAACTTGAGAAAGTTCTTGAGAATATTCTGGATCTCAATACAGAAGCTAAGGCGATTCGCAAGGTCACTATCACACTGACGATGTCAACAGACGATGAGCGTACTGTCGTAAAGACAGGTATGGAAGTCAAATCCACTTTGGCACCGCAGAAAGGTGTCGCAACAACTGTCATTGTCGGTCGTGATGATACTGGTAAAATTCACGCAAATGAGCTCAAAAGTGGCATCCCAGGTCAGACTTACTTTGATGACAACGGAGATATGAGAACTGACACTGGCGAACTCGTCGAAGAAGTAGAGCAACAAAACACAAATATCATTGATTACAACAAAAAGAAAGCAGGTAACTAACCATGACAGAAAATCTCAAAGAAGCATTATCTTACACAGTCGAACTAGCGGGAAAAGAAAACAAAATCATTCGTTCAGAAACTGGAAAGGAATATTTTGACAGCAATGAATATGACTTACAGGAACTTAACCCTCGTAAGTACGCACCTATCCTTGAGCTTCAGACGCTCAATAGTCTCGTGGATTATCTCAAATCAGATAACGATCTCATCAGTGATCGTAAACTTTTAGTTGTTGTGGACAGTTACCAAGAAGTATCTGTATATAATCAAGTTGATTTTGAAAATGGCAAACGTCCTCAGCTTGTATCTGTAAGAGCATCTGTTCCAGCTATTCCGTTCAGCAATTGGCGCGATCAGGAAGAATTTAATATTATGCTGCAGTCTATGTTTATCGATGATGCAGACCGTAATTTGGTTTTGGATTTTGCTAGCCATTTGAAAATCGAAAAAGGTGCAGAAGTACAGGACAATGGCATCAGTCAAATGGCTACAGTTCGCGATGGTGTGGCAAGCTTAGCACAAGCTAAAACTCCAAATCCAGTAACCTTGCGACCATATCGTACTTTCAACGAAGTAGAGCAGCCTGCTAGTCAATTCATCTTCCGCATCAACAAATCGGCGAATCTCGCACTTTTTGAAGCAGATGGGGGTAAATGGAAATTAGAAGCCGTCGAAAGCATCGCAAATTATTTAAAAAATGAACTTGCTAGCAACAAAAAAATTACTATTTTAGCTTAAAGGAGAAATCAACATGACACAACAATACAACAACTTTGATCACGAAATTGGCTGGGAAGATACGATCGAAAAAGACTCGGATTTCGTCCTCTTGCCTGACGGCTTGTACTATTTTACAGTCGTTGGCATGGAACGCACACGCCACACACCAAATCCACAAAATCCCGGCAAATTACCAGCGTGTAACAAGGCTATCGTCAGCATCAAAATCGTGTCAAACGAAGGCGAAGCTGAACTGCGCCACAACCTATTCTTACACAGCTCAACTGAAGGAATGTTATCTGCTTTCTTTGCTGCAATTGGCCAAAAGAAAAAAGGCGAACCGCTTCGCATGAACTGGAATACCATTATCGGTGCAACTGGTGTATGTAAAGTTGGAACTCGACAATACAATAACAACAATTACAACGAAGTCAAATCCATGCTCTACCCTGAAGACGTGGATTATACAAAAGTGTTGAACCAACAACCAGGACAAGTTACACAAGCAAGCTACCAACAACCGCAGCAGCAAAACTTTACGCAACAACCACAAGCTGGATACCAAGCTGGGCAATTTTAGGAGGTAAGGGATGCAATTAAGACCTTATCAACAGGAAGCACGGGAAGCTGTTCAAGCTGAATGGGCTAAAGGTCGCAAGCGCACGCTCTTAGTATTACCGACAGGATGTGGGAAGACAATCGTCTTTTCTAAAATCATTGAAGACCAAGTGAAAGAGGGCAAGCGTGTGCTTGTCCTTGCTCATAGGTCCGAATTGTTAGAGCAGGCTAGCGATAAGCTTAAGACTGCGACAGGTCTCGGCACAGCTTTAGAGAAAGCAGAGAATACTTCTATCGGTTCATGGTATCGAGTAGTCGTTGGATCGGTTCAGACCATGCAGAGAGAGAAACGACTTAGTCAATTTCCTCCTGATTGGTTCGATACGATTGTCGTCGATGAAGCCCACCACGCCATTTCAGACGGCTATCAGCGTGTCCTTGGCTACTTCGAGCAGTCTAATGTCCTCGGGGTAACAGCGACCCCAGACCGTGGAGATATGAAGAACCTTGGTTCTTACTTCGATAGCTTAGCTTATGAGTATTCGCTGGTACAGGCTATCAAAGAAGGGTATCTATCAAAAATCAAGGCATTGACAATTCCGCTTAGCTTGGATTTGTCAAATGTCAGCATGTCAGCAGGAGATTTTAAGGCGAGCGATGTCGGAACAGCGCTAGACCCATACTTGGAGCAGATAGCCGATGAAATGGTCAAGCAATGCGTTGACCGCAAAACAGTCGTATTTTTGCCTTTGGTAAAAACCTCGCAGAAGTTTCGAGATATTCTAAACGCAAAAGGTTTTCGCGCTGCTGAGGTAAATGGAGAGTCCAAGGATCGTGCAGAAGTCTTAGAAGACTTCGAGAATGACCGTTACAACGTGCTCTGTAACTCTATGCTCTTAACTGAAGGTTGGGATTGCCCGTCAGTGGATTGCGTAGTCGTGCTAAGACCTACCAAAGTGCGAGCTCTCTATTCTCAAATGGTAGGGCGTGGGACTCGCTTGCATCCAGGCAAGGAAGAATTGCTCTTACTTGATTTTCTCTGGCATACAGAACGCCATGAGTTATGCAGACCAGCCCACTTGATCTGTGAGACTCCAGAAGTTGCTCAGAAAATGGTTGAGAGCATGGAAGAGCAGACAGGTGTCATGCTTGACCTTGAAGATATGGAAGTTAAGGCAGCAGAAGACGTAGTCGCTCAGCGCGAGGAGGCACTAGCCAAACAGCTAGAAGAAATGCGTAAACGTAAACGCAAGCTAGTAGATCCATTGCAATTTGAAATGTCTATCCATGCCGAGGATTTGTCGAACTACGTTCCTAACTTTGGATGGGAAATGGCTCCTGCTAGCGATAAACAAATCAAAGCGCTTGAGAAATACGGCATACTTCCTGACGAAATCGGGAATGCTGGAAAGGCTGCTTTATATTTAGACAGATTGCACAAGCGACAAGCAGAAGGTCTGACTACGCCGAAGCAAATTCGCTTTTTAGAAGGTCGTGGTTTTAAAGATGTCGGCATGTGGCAGTTTGACCACGCTAGGAATATGATTGATCGTATCGCTGCAAACGGCTGGCGATTGCCAGCAGGCGTGCGACCGGCTGAATATGTACCGGAGTGATGTATGAAATTTCTAGATTTATTCGCAGGCATCGGCGGATTCCGTTTGGGAATGGAGTCTGCCGGCCATAAATGTATCGGCTTTTGTGAGATTGACAAATTCGCTAGAGCTAGTTATAAAGCTATACACGACACGAAGGGAGAAATTGAATTACATGACATTACAAGAGTCACAGATGAGTCTATTCGAAGAATCGGACGTGTGGACGCTATCTGTGGAGGATTTCCGTGCCAGGCTTTCTCAATTGCAGGAAACAGACGAGGTTTTGAAGATACACGAGGAACTCTCTTCTTTGAAATCGCAAGGTTTGCTTCCGTACTCAAACCTAAGTATCTATTCCTCGAGAACGTCAAGGGGCTTATTAGCCATGATAAAGGGTATACCTTTGAGACAATCATCGGATCGTTGGATGAATTGGGGTATGATGTCGAATGGCAAGTGCTTAACAGCAAAGATTTTGGAGTACCACAAAACAGAGAAAGGTGCTACATTGTCGGACATCTTAGAGGAACAAGTGGAAGACAAATATTTCCTATCGCTGAAACAAGATCAGATAAATCAATTATGCAACTAGGAAATATCAAAAAAACCGAAAATTTTGGTGGAAATCCTCAATGCGGAAGAATTTACAGCATAGACGGATTAGCGCCTTGCCTAAATACAATGCAAGGAGGTCAAAGAGAGCCAAAAATCTTTATTGATGGTAGAGTACGCAAGCTAACACCTCGAGAATGTTGGAGATTACAAGGATTTCCAGATTGGGCTTTTGATAAGGCGCAGAAGGTCAATAGCAACTCTCAGCTATACAAGCAAGCAGGAAATAGCGTGACAGTCAATGTGATTGCTGCTATCGCAAAGGAATTTAGATAAAAAGGAGAAAACAGTGGCAGAGAATGATTTTAATTTGTTGCCGTTGCTGGATTACATCAATCCTGCCACGGTAGACTACCAGACATGGGTAAATGTGGGCATGGCCTTGAAACACGAGGGCTACACGGCATCTGACTGGGATAACTGGTCGCAAAATGATAGCCGGTATAAGAAATTTGAATGCTTCAAGAAATGGGATACCTTCAACGAAGAAGCAGGAACTATCGTGACGGGTGCGACTATTACACAACTTGCAAAAGAAAATGGTTGGGTGTCGCAATCTGGCTACGATAGCGAGAATGCGCATGAGTTAGGCTGGGCCGATACAATAGATCGTGATTATCGTGTTATTGATAAAGACTGGATTGAAGGAAAAGAGATTCACGAGCCGACCATTTGGAATCCTGTGCAGGAAATTATCAAGTACCTTGAAACGCTTTTTGAAGCTGGTGAAAATGTCGGTTATGTGACCAAGTGCTACCCAAAGACTGACGACGAAACTGGCGAGATTGTCAAATGGTTGCCAACTAAGGGAGCTTATGACCGTACAGCTGGTGAGTTGATTCAGCTCTTACAAGAATGTAACGGAGATATTGGAGCTGTTCTTGGTGACTATCACGAAGAAGCTGGCGCATGGGTGCGATTCAATCCCATGGATGGAAAGGGCGCTAAAAATGAAAACGTGACAGATTTTAGATATGCCCTGGTTGAATCAGATAGTATGCCAATCGATAAGCAAAACGCAATTTATAAAGAACTTGAATTGCCGATTGCAGCCTTGGTTCACAGTGGAAACAAGTCCTTACATGCCATCGTCAAAGTAGATGCTAAGAACTATGAAGAATATCGAAATCGTGTTGATTACCTATATAAAATTTGTCAGAAGAATGGAATCATAGTTGATACGCAAAATAAAAACCCAAGCAGGCTATCACGTATGCCGGGCTTTGTCCGAAATGGCCAGAAGCAGTTTTTGGTAGATACCAACATTGGTAAGGCTGACTGGGACGAATGGTATCAATACATCGAAGATTTGAACGATGATTTGCCTGATCCTGAAGGATTGGCCGACAGCTGGGATAACTTGCCAGAGTTAGCTCCTGAGTTGATAAAAGGCGTCCTTCGTCAAGGCCACAAGATGCTGATTGCTGGTCCGTCCAAGGCTGGTAAGTCATTCGCTTTGATTGAGATGTCTATAGCAATTGCAGAAGGCAAAAAGTGGCTCGGTTGGGATTGTACGCAAGGGCGTGTCCTCTATGTCAACCTAGAGCTAGACCGTCCGTCTGCCTTGCATCGCTTCCGTGATGTCTATCAAGCTATGGGATTGCCACCTCAGAATATCCAGAATATCGATATCTGGAATCTGCGTGGAAAGACCGTACCGATGGACAAGCTAGCGCCTAAGCTCATTCGCAGAGCTTTGAAGAAGAATTACATCGCTGTCATCATCGACCCGATTTATAAGGTTCTGACGGGTGATGAGAATAGTGCAGACCAGATGGCGCACTTTACCAATCAGTTTGATAAGGTGGCCACAGAGTTAGGCGCTAGCGTTATCTACTGCCATCACCACTCAAAAGGTAGTCAAGGGGGTAAGAAGTCTATGGACCGTGCCAGTGGCTCTGGGGTATTTGCTCGAGATCCAGACGCGCTTATCGACTTAGTAGAGTTAGAAGTGTCAGAGGAATTGCTGACGCAACGACTGAATCAGGCAGCGTGCGAGGTTTACAAACAAGCTTTGCAAGAGCGAAACAATGCCTATTACCAACAGAATGTAGGCCTAGATGACCTTTTGAGTCCTGCGCAAATGCGGACGCACTTCGAGAAAGGCATTCCTGATGTCATGGCTCGGGCTCCGTATGTAGACAAGCTTGAAGAAGTTCGCAACAAGATTCAGATAGCGACCGCATGGCGTGTTGAAGGTACTCTCCGAGAGTTCGCCAAGTTCAAACCAGTGAACATGTGGTTCAGCTATCCAGTACACACGCTTGACGAAACAGGCGTGCTGGCGGATATACAATTGGAAGATGATAAACCAGGGTGGATGAAAGCTAAAGAAACTCGCAAAAAGAACGCAAAGGAGGACAAAAAACAAAAACTGATAGAATTTGACGAAGCAATCGAAAACGCGAACTTCGGCGAGCCACCTTCGAAAGAAGACGTAGCTGAGTATTTAGGAATTTCTGTAAAAACAGTTACTCGTAGATTGAATTCATCTAAAAAATATTGGTTCGACAAGAACTCAAATTCGATAAAAGAAAAAGGACAAGACCATAAAAACGTGGTCATGTCCGAATAAGACAGCACCATGAATTTATGGTTGTGTCTTTGTCTCAAAAAGGACAGACAAGACCATAAAAACGTGGTCATGTCCTGGACAGACAACTATATATTATATATATAGATAATGTCCTGTCGTCCATCATGTCCATACCTGTATAGACAGGGTTGCTTAAAACGCACCCTGTCATATACAAGGGTCATGGACTAAGCGCGAAATTAAAAAAGAAAGGAAGTGCATTTTTGAAAATGTCTATTGAATTCTTTTTACCAATGCAAAAAATTCCAACAACGACTCACCAACAAAAAAAGGTAAACGTGCAATTTGGGAAGCCAATCTTTTATGAGCCTACCGATTTGAAAAATGCCAGGATGAAATTTGAAAGCTTACTTGCCAAGCATGTTCCTACTGATAAATTTAAAGGAGCAATTAGACTGACAGTCAAGTGGTGCTTCCCTCGTATCAAAAAAAGCTACGACGGCCAGTACAAGACCACAAAGCCAGACACAGACAATCTGCAGAAGTTACTTAAGGACTGTATGACGAAGCTTGGATACTGGAAAGATGATGCCCAAGTGGCCAGCGAGATTGTCGAGAAATTCTGGGCTGATACAGTCGGGATCTATATCAAGATTGAGGAATTGCCATGAAGATTGACTACATAGATTTCTTTAGCAGAGTCGTTCCAGAGTGGATGGCGCGCAGCAATCAGAAAAGCCAAGAGGTTGGATTCGGAACAGATGCCTATTGGCTCTGGGCGGTGTCGTCAATCGGAGAGATTTGCAAACAATACAATGATGATGAGCTGGTGACGGAGCAGTTTGGTCTGCTCTTTAACTGGCTAGAAAAACAAGCAGGTTAAACCATGAAATACAACAAACAAATAATGATTGACGGGTTGAAGCGGTCAATTGAGCAGACAGAGGAAAGGATGGTTGAACTATCTGAGCCTTGTGTAAAATCGCTTGCATTTAGCAGGTCAGAAGAACGGGACTTGCTGAAAAAGCGAGTGAAGGAAATGAAAGCGCAGCTAAAGGAGTTGGAAGATGAATAAGCAGGAATTGAGGACGAATAAACAAGAATTAATTTCGAAATATGAGCTGATTAAAAATAGCTTTAATTTTAAAGTTGTAGCAACAGACGGTATAATAAGCGATTTGAAACGTTTAGACGAACCAGAAAAAGTCACAATCCCGCAGTTTGTGGCGGGTTGGATTGAGTATTGTAAATTTACTCACGTTAATTTGCAGCACGCTTTAATTGTTGGCGATGTATATTTTTACAACTACGCAAATCAAAAAGATTTTTCAAAACTAAAAGCATTTTTAGAAACTGAAAATAACCAAGAAACCTTCGGTCGTGCATGGCTAGACGGCTACGAGGTCGAGAAAGAGAAGCAGTATTTTGTGAAGATAAAAGCAACTGGTCAATGTTTAGGAAGATATTATCTAAATAACGAAATACTATATCCAAAATTCATCTACACAGGACGAAACGCAGATGATTTCACCCGCAAAGAACTAGAAGAAGCTGGTTTTGGCTGGGTATTCGATTGTGAGGGAATTGAGATTGAGGAGGTGTAGTGATGTCGTTTTACGGTGGAACCTATATCGATTATTGCGAGTATTGTGATGATAGATACAGTGGAATATTTAAACTTAAAGAAAATGAGAATGTTTTCGATGGATTTGATAGATGGTTGAAAGAACACGGAAGAGAGGTTACAGATTGAAACGTTTTATCGCAATCTGGATTCTGCTATCTGCTGGACTAAACATCTGGCAGATGAACAGGATTCGAGATTTGGAAGAGAAGAAGACGATGGTTGTCTATAAAGCTGATAACCAAGGCGCAGAGATATTCGGTAAAGTTGTCGAGAAAGGACGACATGGCAAGCTATACACAATTACCATTCGAGATTACGGCATTTTCGTAGTTACGAAAGAAGTGTATGAGAAAGTGAAAGTCGGGGATGAAGTGAGATTATGACGTTTGTGGAACATAATAACCGTGAGAAAGCCAATAAATTTGCTGAGTATGTGACGGGGAAGCCTTTGCGTGAATACTTAGCTAAAAAAGTGAAGCAGTATTGTGGTGAAAATATATCTGTCTTTGATGGTGCTGCAGGTTCAGGACAATTAGAACAATTTATCAGTATGACCGATTTTCATGCGGTAGAAATTCAGCAGGAAAGTTGTGAAGCATTGAAAACAAATTTCCCTCGTGCAGTCGTGCATAATCAGAGTTTTTTCACTTATCAATCAGATATACAAGTGGATGCAATTGCAATGAATCCGCCTTATTCGTTGAAATTGAAAGAGTTGCCAGAAGAAGATCAACAGGCCATTAAAGAATTGTATCCTTGGAAAAAATCAGGTGTTGTTGATGATATTTTTCTGTTGAAGTCACTAACTTACACGAAACGATACGGATTCTATATCATGTTTCCTGGCATCGCTTATCGTCAATCTGAAAAGAAAATGAGAGAGCTGGTAGGAAATAACCTTGTCGAATTGAACGTGATTCAAAATGGATTTGAAGACACATCTATCAATGTGATTTTCTTAGTCATTGACAAAGAGAAAAATAGCCCTGAAATTTCAAAAGAAATTTATGACTGTAAGACCCAAAAGATTGAATACCAAGAATCTGATACATTAGATTCGGATTTTAGGTGGGTTGCGCCAAGCAAACCTATAGAAAAAGAAGAAATAGACATTGACAAAGTAAATGCTGAATTAGATCAAATGGCAATCAATCATCTTGAAAAACATTTAGCTAGTCAATTGATATTGATTCAATTTTTCAATGCAGATATTGATTTAAAATCTTTCATAACGAGATGCCACAAAGTCTTAGATGATTACTTGTTGATGTATAATTTCGCAGTGGGATTAGAATGAAACCAGAAAAGATAACAACGTACGGATTGCTAGAAGTTTGCGAGCTTATTTCAGGTACTAGAACGAAAGCGACAGATGGACCTTATTTTATCTATGGTGCTGGTATGAATGCAAAGGGAACTACAGATAAATTCAATTGTGAGAGCGACACAATCCGCTTGACTCGTAAGGGCACTGTTGGTGCTGTTTATTTCCATCGGGATCCATTTTGGATTGATGGAGATAGCTTTAAAGTTGAACCAAAAGAAATGATAGATAAGCGATATTTATTTCACTGGCTGTTGATGAAGCGTGAAGAAATAGAGCAGTACGCAGACGGAGATAATCAACCAGGTTTATCAGTAGCTAGATTGTCAAAATTAACGATTGACGTCCCTGATATGAAATATCAGTTAAAGGTTGTTAAGTTGTTGGATGAAATGAGTGCAGGCTTAGAATTTTTTATAGACAATATCACACAAACAAAGATGAATCAAAGCAAGATTTTGAGATACTACAATGAAAAAATCGGAACAGCTTTAGAAAGAGAAATAAATGGATAACAAGCTATATTGTGAAGATTGTGAGCAGTTTTTCTTTTTGAAAGACAAGTTAGATTATGATTGTGTATTTCAAAATGGTATTTGTAGCGAATGCTTATTAAAAAGAATCGAACACGGAGAGGAGTGGTAGACTATGAAGTGCGAATATGCTCTGTACGAAGGTGAAAAATTTGTGACATTAGGGACAATTGAAGAAATTAGTCAGGAAACCGGGATTGAAGAAAAGAAATTGAGGTATCACACTAGACCATCTCTTAGAAAACGATACAAAAACGGACTTGCTGTTATTAAAATCGAGGAGGAAGATAATGGACTATGAAAAACCTTTAACAAAGAGACAGCGTGAATTATTCGCTTTCATGCTGAAGCAAAAGAGGATTGATAACAAGGTTACTTTGGAAGAGTTAGGAAGTAAGCTAGGCTACTCAATCGCAACAATCTCGAATTGGGAGAATTTAAAATCCGCTCCTGATATGTATAACGTTGAAGATGTAGCGACTTATTTCAACTTGCCTATGAATGTATTTATTGGGGAGGGGTGATAGGGTGCAGAGAGCTATTGAGAAAGAACTCAAGAAACTAAAATTTAAGAATGTTAAAATACAATCACTACATTGCGAAATCATCAATCTAAGGTCTGGTATCATGAAAGGTCAGACTTTTGACAGTATGCCGAAATCTCAGAGCAATGATAATCGCACTGAGGAAATGAACATCAAGGCTATTGATCGCATAGCTGAACTCTATCAAGAAATTGAGAGGGAATACAAGGAACAAGAGGAACTTGTTAGAGCGATTGAAGAGTTAGAAGAGCCGATTGAGAACATTGTAATGCGATTGCTCTACATTGATGGGCTATCTTGGTCTCAAGTAGAAAGAAGATTGAATTGCAGTCCAGCTACTATACAAAGAGCTAGAGATAAAGCGATAGCTAAATTAGTTAAAATCTTTGATAGTAACGATAGTAAATGATAATCTTAAAGTGATATTATTGTATTGTCAGCAAGTACGGTAAAACGAACTGATGGCTCCTTTAATAATTTTTTTGTAACGGTATCAGGGACGTTTAGTCTCTGATGTCGTTATTTTAGACTTTTAGTGTAGCGGTAACACAGCAGTCTCCAAAACTGTTATCGTGGGTTCGATTCCTGTAAAGTCTGTGAGAGGTCTTGCATTAAGTCACACATTAGTGTGGCTTTTTGGTTTTTTGAATGGAGGTGATGGAAAATTGAGTGGATTAAGAATAAAACAAAAGAGATTTGCAGATGAGTACATCATCTCAGGTAATGCGACGGAAGCTTATAAGAAAGCGGGTTATCGTGCTTCTAGTGATAGGGTAGCGGGTGTCGAAGGTCACAAATTACTAAAGAATCCTAAGATTAAAACATATATAGATGAACGACTGAAACAGCTTGATTCTGAGAAAATTGCTGACCAACAAGAAGTTCTTGGTTATCTCACTTCAGTCATGCGAGGGGAGACTCAAGAACAGACTCTATGTAGTATCGGTGAACTTGGTCAACAAGTTATTGATATTGACGTCGGAGCTAAAGATAGAATTAAAGCTGCTGAACTTTTAGGTAAACGTCATAGACTTTGGACGGATAAAACTGAAGTCGATGTTTCTGGAACGGTGGTGTTTGCGAATGAGTCAGACATACCAGATTAAACAGAACGATATTGTCGTAGACCTACCCAAGATGGTAGGTAGTGGATATGGTCAGTTTTGGCGTTCGAGAAATCTCTATCGAGTTGTAAAGGGTTCCCGTGGTTCGAAGAAGTCAAAGACGACTGCTTTGAATTACATCATACGCTTATTGAAATATCCCTGGGCTAACTTGCTTGTCATTCGTAGGTATTCAAATACGAACAAGCAATCGACTTATACAGATTTTAAGTGGGCAGCCAACCAGCTAAAGGTCGCTCATAAATTCAAATTCAATGAGTCTTTACCCGAAATCACAGTCAAAGAGACGGGCCAAAAGATTTTGTTTCGTGGTCTGGACGATGAGCTCAAAATCACATCTATCACAGTTGATGTGGGGATTCTTTGCTGGGCATGGTTCGAGGAAGCGTATCAAATCGAAACTGAAGATAAGTTTAGTACAGTTGTTGAGTCTATTCGTGGTAGTTTAAACGTACCTGATTTCTTTAAACAAATCACGGTCACATTCAACCCGTGGAACGAGAGGCACTGGCTCAAACGTGTCTTTTTTGATAAAGAGACTCAGCGAGCCGATACATTCGCTACTACGACCACCTATCGATGCAATGAGTGGCTGGACGAAGTCGATATCAAGCGCTATGAGGATTTGTATCATACGAACCCCAGACGGGCGAGAATCGTTTGTGACGGCGAATGGGGAGTTGCTGAAGGTTTAATCTACAACAACGTGACTATCAAAGACTTTGACAAAGATGAGTTGCTGCAAAACCCTGCTAACAAGTTATGCATTGGTCTTGACTTTGGTTTCACTCACGATCCAACAGCATTGTGTTGTTCGCTGATAAATGACACGACGAAAGAAATACACATCTTTGACGAAGCGTACAGAGTTGGTCTGATAACCAAGGAAGTCGCTAAGATGATAAAGGATAAAGGTTATCATCGCTCGACAATCATCGCGGATAGCGCAGAGTCGCGATTGATTGAGGAGCTCAGGTCAGAACACGGGATATCTCGAATCAAAGAGAGTAGGAAAGGAAAGGATAGTATCATGGCAGGCGTATCCAAGCTACAAGGATACGCTATTTATGTGCATCCGAGTTGTGAGCATATCATGGATGAATTTTATAGTTATTGCTATCAACGAGACAAAGAGGGCAATTGGTTGAACAAACCAGAAGATAAGAACAACCACTTGATGGACGCGCTGCGATATAGCCTTCAATGTATCGAAGGTGGGAAAGCAACCGTCCGCAGACGTTCACAATACGGTTTATAGAAAGGAATTAAATGTATCAGATTTTAACTTATCCACGAGACGAATACGATGAAACAGCTTTGAGTAAGGGATTGATTTACAAGCTGATCCAGAAACACACGCAAGAACGCCAGCGCTTGAAGAAACTTAAAAGCTACTACATGGGTGAGCATGCTATCTTGAATCATGAAAGGCGCAATCAGAATGCGCCTAATTATAAGACAGTAGCTAATCACGCTAAGGACATTGCGGATACGTCTACGGGCTATTTTATGGGCAATCCTATCAAGTATAACAACACTGCTGAGAGCGACCTTGAGCCTTTGCTTGAGGCTTTTGACGGTGCTGAAATCGACCAGGTAGATGCGCAGAACGCTCTGAACATGGCTATTTATGGACGTGCTTACGAGTACATCTATGCGAAGGAGGGATTGACTGAGCTTGATTCGACTAGCGTAGACCCTGAGAATGTGTTCATTGTTTACGATGATAGCATCGAACGCAAGGCCTTGTTTGCAGTATACTACTACGAGATTAAAGACGACACGAAAGATGCGACTAAGTATCAAGCAGAAGTCTTTACTCAGAATCTGCACTACCACATCGTGTTGCGTGATTCGAGCATGGGAACAACCAGGAACGAGCAAGTAGAACCTCACAACCTTGGACAAATCCCAATCATCGAGTACCGAAACAACCACTTTGCGATTGGTGATTATGAGCAACAAATCAGCTTGATTGATGCTTACAATTCACTGATGGGTAACCGAGTCAATGATAAGGAACAAGCAGTAGAGTCTATTCTTGTTCTGTACGGTGCGCAGTTAGCTGACAATCTGGAAGATGCTAGAGAAGCAATGAAAATTCTTGCTGAGGAAGGCCTTTTGGAATTGCCAGCAGATGCCAAGGCTGATTTCTTAAAGAATGCTCTGGACGAGAATGCAACTGAAATCTTGCGCAAGGCCTTGAAAGAAGACATCTACACATTCAGCCATGTGCCGAATTTGACAGATGAGAACTTCGCAGGCAATAGCTCAGGCGTAGCCATGGAATTCAAGCTATTGGGCCTTGAAATGATCACAAAGACCAAGGAAGCGAATTACAAGCGAGGTCTTAGACAGCGGATTGCTATCTTTGCTCATTATTTGGGCATGCAACAGATTGCGCTTGAAGCTCATTCAATCGTGCCACAGTTTAGCCGTGGATTGCCTAAGAACTTGCTT